GAAGGTTTTATGACGTTGACACACTCGAATCTTTTAAATGCATTATTCTTTTCTAAGGCATTGATAACACTTTCTGGCAATGCTTCTGGTCCATAGGCATCAAGCAGTTCTTTTGCAGTGTGCTCATATAAGCGATAGAGGGTATCAACACGACCAAGATCGTTAATTGCTAGGTAACAATCGTACAGTGGGATGGTCATGTAATAGGGGCCTTCTCCTGGCCTGTCTACAACCATCATCACTGCGGTTCCAAATGCACCCATGTCCTGCATGTACTCATGGATTGCAGGATGGAAGTTATTGCTTGGAGTGTTGAATGCGTCTTGAACGTATCGTTGCAGTTCTTCTAGATACAGAGAGATATCACGATCCTTGGCGGCTTGACGATTCTGAGTTGTAATAATGAACCAAGGAATCGTTGAGGGAACCAACATGTTATGAAGACCTGATGCAAATCTGGTCAATGAACGTACTGGTGTTGATTCAAAGATTCGGTTTCTTCGATTCTCCCCTTTTGCACGTTGAGTATTAAAATCTGCACGTGCAGGAATCGTCAGTTCTCCAATGTCCTGCCACATCGATTCCCAGTTATGCCTGGAAGATTCGAGTGAGGCGAACTCTGCTTTCAGATGTTGTATCAGCTTTTCTTTAAGCTGTTCCAAGTCAGTAGTTTCGTGCACCTGTTCCGCTCGTTCTGATGGTGTCTGCTTTATTGAAACGTGCTTTTAATGCTCTGCGTCTACGTGCACGCATCTGTGCTAATCTTGCTTTCTCGTTGGGATCAGTAAGATCATTCATCTTGTCATCATCAACGGTGCTCTGATCTCCTGCATCATCTGGTACATCCGTGTCATCCAATGATCCTTGGTCTTCATCACCAGAGTTCCGAAGTGATCCAAGACCAACACGATCCATCCAGTTTCCACCTCCCCAACTTTCATTGAGTTGTCTGCCACAGGATTTCCCTCCTGCACCACCATGTGCTCCACCAAAAAAATTCATATTCATAAGCCCCCTTTAATATTCCGTGTGAAAAATTTCATGTTGCTAGGTAATGGTTGATACCCTATTCGTTCCATATTTTTGTAATAAGGACTTTCTTCGTTGCATGGCATCACAAACGAATCAATTCCTTCATTGGCAAGCAATGTTTCCATGCATCGTGAAACAGTAAATGATTCTCTTGAACTGCTATCTTTTCTCATCCACCAGTTAACCATAGGGACCATCAAAGCAAATGCACCAACAATCTCCTGTCCTTTCATCACCGCATGAGTTGCATCGAAGAGATCGTCATCATCGTTGTGGCAGGCTTCCATGACCTTGGCATAAAACTCTTCTGACTCAATGGGTATGACACGTACATGATCATCAATCATAAATAGGAACCTGCTCCTGCTTTTGATTTCTTAAATCTTTTAGACTTCAGATTATCAGTATCTGCCAATCCTAGACGCTCAAACTTTCTAACCCTGGATGCAACATTGGCAAAATCCGTTGCAAGTTCAGAATATTTAGACTTGGCATCACTAAATCTTCCTTTAGCAGTATCCAAACTTATGCCTGCTTGGTTTGCTTCTGATTGTTCTTTACCAAACGCCATCTGTTCTGTTCTAAAAGATGCGGTGTATTTCTTATAATCCTCTGACTCAAATAACGTAGATGCCTTCTGTTCACGTCCGTATGCATCTCTTTGTGACCCTGTTAAAAAACCAATAATGTCTTCTTGTTTCTTAACTCCTGAAGACTCAAACCTAGACTGAAGAGCACTGTCTAAACCTGCCATGATCTCACCAGTCTTATCTTCTGTATTGGTTGCAAAAGGATTCCAGTAGGTAAACTTAAATGGTCCGTATCCACCTGTTTCATGTCTACCTTTTGTTGTTTTTATAAACCTTCCATCCCTTGTAAAATAATCACTGTATTTGTTTCCATACAGTTGTCTTACAGAATACTCTGCATTGAGGTCACGTCTTCCTGAACCAATACCACGTTTAAGATTATTGTAAGACCAGAGCACATCACGATAGTTGTCTCTTGCAGAACCTTTCTGGATTCCTGAATTAGAAAACTTGGTAAAGTCTCCTGTGTTCTCACGCATTTTCCTGCCAATTTGACCTGCTTTGGTGATGTCCAAGTTCTCATCTCCAAGAAACTTGGCAATGTCCTTAAATCGTTTTCCTGTTGCAGTAGCATCAAAAGATCCACGACTTTTATTCATTGCGGCATCAAGAACACTACGTGCCTCAGTAGACTCTCCAAATTCTTTGTCATAAACAGACTGTGCTGTAGAACGCTCAGATCGCCTCATGTTCAAGACGTTCTGTTGCGTGCTCATTCTTTTGCGTGCAAGGTTTCTTTTTCTGATGAGTCGTTGATAGTCCATAGTCAGCTAAAGTAAACGTAGTCTTGATCCGCAGTTCCTACTGCTGTTTCAATTCGAGGTTCCCAATTCAATGTTCCTGCATACCTTAAAGACATTGCGGCATAACGTGTTGCACTCATAAGATCATCTCGTTCTTTAATGATCTTTCCGTCTTTTCGGTGGTACATTCGCATTTCAGAAAACCAGTCGGATAAATGGTTGAAGACCTTAAATCTCCCAGACTGCATCCGCATGAAAATGTCGAGCACTCCTGGCTCAACTGCGTTACCCCCGTCAGGATTACTGAAATGAGTGCCGAGCATATTGCACCCAAGCCTGCGATACTGTTTTGCCAAAGGTTCTCCAGAACCCTTTTCGTGTTGCATACCATCATGCGGCCATGAAATCGGAATCCATTCACCACGTTTCTTGATTGCGTCTGCATGGACCACTGGAGTTGTTGCAGAAACCCGATACGTGTCATAGACATGGATCGTGTCCGTGTCCCTGTCATGGGCAATCCAAACTGCCGCAAATGGATGATCCCATCCGAAATCAATCCCACAAATCTTTGACCAATGCTCTGGAATTGCAAAGGCTTCTTCTTTGATAGACTCTTCATCAATTGGGAACACCAGACCAGAACCAAGAACTGGTATCCCTTTAGAACGCATATCACGTTCATGAGGTGGAAGTGCCGAAAGGATTTCTTCTTTTGCGTCATCCGTGAGGTGCGGTGCATCATCCCAAGTTGCATGATAAAGATTCTGTGACTTCTTCAAATCGTTCATGAACGCACTTACTGTTGCAGTCATTCCTGATTCTGGAGTAAACGTCATCCATACTAATCCTGCTGATTTTAAAGTAGCACGAAGTGCTTGGGAATAAATAGGTTGTGGAGGTTCCTCATCCAGCCAGACACAATCCACTGCTGATCCCATCCACTGTTCCTTACCCTGTTCATAAGATTTAAAAAACAGTTTCGAGTTCTTTCCAGAAATATGTTTAACCACGACTGCACTAAGAGCATTCGGGATTCCAGGTGCTCGGTCTGTCGAAACAATTGAATCTTTAGGCAATGCACCCTTGCCGTAATCTTCTGGATCTCCTGGCTCACCCAACAACTCTGCCTGGACAATATCTCTTGTGTTTCCAGACGTGTTGCCTGCGGCCCATGCACGTATTGGTTTGTAGAACTTATGCCCTGTCCACCAATCTGGATATTTTCCTGTGAGATGTATTGCGAGTTCTGCGGCTCCTGAAAAGGTTTTACCCACCTTATTTGCCGCCATAAGGAGTCTTTGCTTGGCTCTTGTTCCAAAGAGATCTTGTGCTTTGTGAAATTCTGTTTGGTAGGGATAAGGCTCATAATGGTCAATCCGATTGACTTCTTTCCTCTCTTGCAGTTCCTCCGCAAGTTTCAGAGCTTCATCGACTTTTTTTAAGTCCATCAGTTAATCGTTTGATGAACTTCTTCAGTTTGTTCAACAATGGGTGTGACATGTTCATCATCTTTCTTTTTCTTGCCAAGTAACATCTGAGCCGCATCAAGGCCAACGAGTCCAATAATTCTCGACTCGATCTCCTCAACTGACCTTTGTTCAGTGCTAACATCAATCCTTTCCACTGGTTTATATCCACTGCGGTCCAGAAGGTCCTTTGCCGCCGCCAGACGCACCGTGTCGGAATTGGATTGTCGCATC